TGGGGTGGATGATGTGAGCACGGTTCCGGCCAAGCCTTCGAGCACATCCTTGCGGGCGATCGAGTGCATTTCCTCGTTGAAGGCGTCGTACCGCTGCATGGCCTTGTTGGAGTAGGCCCGCGTGAACGCCTCGAAGTAGGCTTCGCCTTTGCCCGCCGTCGCCTCGGCAATCTGGCTGGCGACAAGCTCTTTGGCGTCCATGCCAAAGAACTTGCCAGCCTTGAGCCCACGCTCAAAGTTGTCGGCGTACTCGGTGGCGGCCACGCTTGCATCCCGCGCGTCCTCGCGGTCGGAGAGGGTCTGGGCGGCCTGCTGTTGTCGCTGGGTCTGTGCCTGGTCTCGGAGAATTGCCCGCTGTTCGCGTTCAAACTCGCGTTCGGCCATGACTTCGGCAATGCGGGTGCGGCGTGCGTCGTTGCCAAGGTCGCTGACGATGGACGAAACGCCCGAAAGAGCCTGCTGGAGCTGGGTGGCAATCTGCGAGCCTTGGCTCATCGTCAGGGGGGCCGCAATCACGCCGGGAACGTCGAGCGTCTGGTTGATGCCAAGTCGCGGAGTGTTGCCGCGGGGGAGCGCCCGCCGCGAAAGTGCTTGGGCGGGCGAGTTGGTTTCAAACTGGCTCATGTGTTACCTCGGGCGATTCGAGCCGTACTGGGTGCTGCCGGGCTGATAGGACCAGTCGAGAGTCGGCCCCGCCTCTGGCGTTGTGGGGGCAAACAGGTCGCGGAACCCTTGGGCAAGCCCGAAACCCGCCTGAGCCCCTTGGATGCCGCCCAAGATACCAGACACGAGCACGTTCTGCCGCCTGCTGTCGAGCTCGTTCATGTTGGCCCGGAGCCCGCTGGCGATGCGTGCAAGGTTGTTGTCAACCCCCCGATCCGCGATGGCTTCGTTGGTCGTGCGGTCAAACTCGGTCTGAGTGACGAGGGCGGAGTAGGACGACTGCTCGAACCCGGCGCCGGCTGCCGTCGATGCCACGCGAATCGCGGCCTTGATGCGCTGGCTTTCCTGCTCACGCTTCATGCGTTCGACGGCGGCTTGTTCATCGAGTTGGCGGGTGTTGATTGCCGCGGCCTCGTTGGCGGACTTCTTGGCCTTCTTGACGTTCTGGTTCTGCTGGTAGGCCCCGTAGGCAGAGGCCGACGCGCTCGCCGCCGCTGCGGCAATGGCGACGATGGCGCTGCCTGTGTATCCCATCATCGTGTGGTACTCGCTGGGGTAATCACGGCTTCGACCGTGGAAAGGTGGAACGGGTAGACGCTCGATGACTCGATGGACACCCGCGCCTTGTCGGTGCCGAACTGAATCCAGGGCTTGAAGGTGCCGTCGGGGTCCACAAGGCCGGTGGGCGTGAAGGTCTCGGTCCACACACTTCGGGGGTCGCCGGGGCCAAAGTTGAGTTTGATCGTGTAGGCACCCGTCCGGCGATGCTTGAAATGCAGCTCATTGACGATGCCGGTCATGGACACAACCGCGCGGCCCTGATCGTCGCGGAGGTAGAAGCGCGAAAGCTCCACGCTGCTCGTGAAAGTGCGGCCCACAATGCAGGTGCCGCCCTCGTAGTTGCCGCTGACCGTCACGCTGGTTCCGCTGCTGACGACGGTGACAGGGGTGTCCAGAACTGCGGCGTTGGCCGTAAAGGTCGGAACCGCGACGTTGATAGTCGTGTCGCTGACAGGAAGCGTGAAGGTCGTGGTTCCTGCTGAGTGGACGCCGGTGAGCCGGTGCTGACAGTCGAGGTGCTTGACGTAGTTGGTGGAGGCGTCCATGGCGTACTCGCCGTCAATCTCGTAGGAGAAATGTTCGACGCGATAGCCCGCCGAGGTCTCCACGAGCATGTAGCAGCGATTGCGGATCGTGGCAATGTCCACGATGCGGTAGCCGGTGTCGAAGGTGTAGACGCCCCACGCTGACTGCTCTTTGCGGTTCCCAAGCCAGAAGGCCCGGTAGACGTAGATTTGGTGGTCGTAGGAAGTGTCTTGTGGGAGAATCAAGACCACATTCTCATGCCGAACCGTGGCGATGGTCTTGATGTTCAGTGGCACGAATGTAGGGGCGTGCGAGGTCACATCTGCCGACGAGTTGTTGACCTGAAGGTCGTCGTAGAAATACTCGTTGACCGCCGCCCATGCGCCTCGCTCGGAGATGTAGTACACGCGGCCATCCATCGACGCGGGGCGAACGGGCCAGGCCGCGTGAGCGGTCGCCGCGGTAGACACCACGTTGTTCGGCGTGAACGGACCATCGGCGGAAAGCTCGAAGTGCGGGCCCGCGTAGGTGAACACGAGGATGTTCTTGCGGAATGGGACAAGGTGCTGAATCTGCACGACGCTCGAAACGCTCAACGGGAAGTTGATCGGGTCAGTGTCGGTGATGTTCGCCACGTTGTCGATGAAGAAGTTGAACAGGTCGCCGTTCTGCGAGAAGCAAACATGCTCACCGCCCGCCAGAACCAAGCGGTCCTGGTGAAACAGGATGTCGGTGATGGGGGTGCCATTCTCCACGAGGGGCGGCAATGGGTTGCCGACGGACTCGCCGCTCAACCGCTGGTTCCAGTCGATGACCGAAGCCGAGAATGTCGCGGGCGTCGTGCCGTTGCCGGTGAAAGCCGTTCGCACGAGCTTGATCGGCATGGAAGTAGGAACGATTTTGGCCTTGGTCTGACTGGGCGCGGGCTTGCGAACCCACCGCTCGTCAATGCTCTGGGTGGTCGTGGCTGCGGCGCCCGTGCCAGCCGTGGCCGCTCCATCCGCGAACACGAACGGGAAGGTGGCTGCTGTGTAGTCGTAGAGCCCAGACGCCGGCGCGGAGATGTTCTTGACCGTCGCGTCACCGCCCTTCCATGGCGAGGTGATGACGAATCGCCCGCCGCCTTCGCGGCCTTCCCACGCGACAAGGCCGGTCTCGCACCCTGCTTTCCGCAAGCCTTCTTGGAACTTTGAGGCCACATCTTCCATGGATGAAGCGGTCAGGCCCGCGTCACTGTCCATGTTGACCTGAACGTCATACTCGGTGCCGAACCCGGCGAGAACCACATTCACCGCCGCCGCGAGCACGCAAGTGCCTCGGGCCGTGACGGTGATTTGATCGTTGCTGTCGCGTGAAACCACCGTGGCCCAACCAGCCGTGACGCCGGTGCCGCTGGCGACGTACACCATGTCGCCGGTCTTGAACGTGTAACTGAGGAATCCGTTGACGTTGGTGATCGTGTAGTTGGACCCGCTGACGGCCGTCGTGCATGACGCAAGGGGGAACGCAAGCCGCTGGAAACCGATCCGAAAGCCGCCGGGATTGTTGCCGGGGTTGTTGTAGTTGCCCGCTGGCGTCGTCCAGTTAGTCGAGGTCCGCGTCGGGCCTGTCCACTTGGCGAAGGTCTGCGAGCCGCTGCTGTACTGGTAGTACCCGGCTACCTGCCCGCTCGAATCCGACAGCATCTTGTGGTAGGTCGAGTTGGTCGGCGTCGTCGCGGTCATTTGGGACCAGTCATCAAAGATGCTGGTCACGTAGTAGTCCGCGCTGGTGGTTGAACTTGGCACCACGAGCTTGTTAGCCATGATGGTGTAGTCGGCCACCGTGATAACCGCAAAGTCCGCTGCGGTGGGGGAGCCCGAGGTCAGGTAGGTTGTCGCATCGCCGCTGATCGTGACTGTGGCTTCAAGCAGCAAGGGGCTGAACGTGTCGTTGAGGATCTCGTAGACTTTGAGCACGCCGCTGGGCCCGTAGATCACCAAGTACCGCTCTGAGCCGTCGCGCTCGATGGCGTGCATCTTGTAGTTGAGCCCCGCCGTGAGCCCGGTAAGAGCCGCCGCGTACTTGGTGCCGACGCGCCGCACAAGCCCGTCCACGAGCGAGAAATCCACGTTGCTCGCGTCCTGCACTTGGCTGGGGAGCCGCAAGTCGCTGGGCTGACGGGATACCCCGCCGCTGAGAATCGGCGTGGACTGGCGGACGCGGGTGTCTTTCATGCTGATCGGGGCTGCTGGGGTACGAGAGCCTGGGCGTTGATCGGCCGCGAGTTGAGTGCGGTGGAACGCGTGGCGGACACTTCGGCCTTGGCAACCTCGCCGTCAATCAACGCCTGGCGATTGGGGTCGCCCTTGAGCTTGCCCTGAGCCTCGGACTTGGCCTCGCGGATGATCAGCACCTGCAGGTCCACAGGGAGGGTATCGAAGTCGTGATCGGTGATGATGTCAAAGAAGTAGTCGCCGGCTGCGAAGGTCGCGGTGTCGGCCTCAAGGTCGTAGGCCGCGCCGTTGCGGAACACAAAGAGCCGCCGCTGCGTCGGGCCCGCTGCGATGGCGTTGAGCACGTTGCTCGAGAACGACAAAGCACCGGACCCGCTGAGGGTGTACTTCTTGCTGCGAACGACGTTGGCCTCCCACCCGCGCGAGAGCACGGCGCGGGCGGTCATGTCGAGAATGAACTCGGCTTCGCCAGCGAACGAGGTTCCGTAGCTCTTGCTCGGCCACGAGCCGCTTGAGTCGAGAGCCGAGAATCGCATCTCGCCGCACGCGCGGGCGATTTCGTTGACGGCTTGAAGGCGTGAGTATCCCATTAGGCTTGGCCCCTGTTCCTGTACGTCGTGCGTTCACCCATCACATCACGGGCGTCCGAGCCCTGCACGTAGTTGGCGTCGAGTTGGCGGTTGTTCCACACGCGAGCCTCCGAACGGGCCCGCTCCTTCTCCGAGTAGATCATGCGTTCCCGCGTCCGGTCGCCGCGGATGCTGTTGAACGCGAGCGCCGCAGAGCACGCGATGTAGTTGGCAATGGGCTCGGGGACGCAGTGAAACTCCCAAAGCTCAACGAGCTTGACATACACCGCCGCTGAGAACACGGCGGTGTTGTTGTCAAGGTCGTACAAACGCTCCCCGCGGTGTGTGAGATTCCGCCACTCGTCCGTAAAGTCGGAGTCGGCGTGAATGGTTCCTGTGGGGAGGTCGATGTAGCCGCCAACGGGAGTGAGCTCCACCTTGCGCCGGGTGTTGAAGTTCCACCCGGTCGATTGGATCTTGCGAGACTCTTCGGCCAGGCATCGCTGAGCTTCGGCTGCGGATGAGGCGCCGCCTTCGTCAAGAACGGTCACGGGATACCCGCCCGCCTTGCGGAGCACTTCATTCACGCCGTCAAGCTCGGTCATTCGTCGCCCCCGATGAACACCCGCACGTTGGTCGTGGTGAGGCCAGAAGGGGCAATGAGGCGAACACCGAACACCTCGCCAGCCTTGAGGCGGATCGCACCGGGAAAGCTGTCGTTGCCCTTGTTGGCATCGACATACTCGCTGCGGATGATGGACTCGCTACCCGTCGGCGGCGAGCTCGTGTAGTTCTTCTGTGCGGTCGTGGCAGGGGTGTTGTCGTCCTGGCGATCGGCCTTCGCGACCGTGACAGATGCGGACCCGGTGCCGTCGGTCGTCCACGTCACATACTCGACGGTGACAGCCTTTTCGGTCGCAGCGCCGCCGCCTTCAAAGCTCACTTCGATAGCCGTGAGAACAATGCCGACCGTGGCTGGCGCCTTGACTGCGAGCGGAACAATGTTTGCCGACGCCGCCAATGAGACGGCGCCGGAGTTGAATGCAAACTTGCTACCTGCCATGGGGGGGGCTCCTTAGTCGGGGACTTCTGGGATTCGGTCGTTGGTTGGACGTGGGCGTTCGGACGATGGCGGTTGAATCGTTCCGCCAAAGACCGAAATGCTCGGGCCGCCCGGCATGGGTGGTCCGTTGATGCCGTACTCGTAGTTGCCAGTGGAAAACAGTGCGGTCCCATATGGGGCGGGCACGGTGCTAAACAGATCCTTGCGGTTCTGCTTCCACTTGCGGACCAGTTCTTGCTCCTGAGCCGGTGGTGATGGACAGCACGTGAGAGCCCGCAGCGAACCCGTGCCGCTTGTTGATAGCGGCGTGATGGGCTCGTTGCATGACATGGGTTATCGCCAGTTTCGGTTGCGGGGCCCGCTGCTGTCAACGACGCCGCCCTCGGCAAACTGGTAGTTGGTCGCCCGGTCCATGCCGTCGCGGAGAGCGTCGGCGAGCTTGGTGCCGTTGGCGGGTTGCCAAGCGTGAAGTGCCCAGAAAGGTGCCACGCCGTTCCAGTAGTCGTAGAAGCTGAACCACGATGAGCCGGTTTCCTCCGCGATTTCCTTGATGACGCGGTTCACATCCGCAGCAGTTGTCGCGTCGGTCATGGAGCTTGTCTGAACCGATCGCCAAGGGATGATGAGTTCAAAACAGACCTTGCCGCTGGGGAACGCTGCGACGTATGCCGCTCGCAGTCTCTCGATGAGGGCTTTGTACCGCTTCTTCCAATAGCTGGTCGTGAGTGCGGGCGTGCCAGACTGTTCAACCTGCGAACCGTCGCCGTCGCCCACATCGATGCCGCTTTGATCCAAGTTGTGGCCAAGCATGATGCGGATTTTGGTGCACGCGTCAGGCACTTGCACCGTAGCAGTGAAGTACGCCTGCCAGTGGGCCTGCGTCATCTGAACAAGCCATGTGCTCACGCCTCCGCCTGCGCGGCCGACCGAATCGAAGCCACATCCTGAGTTGTCAGAGTTCCACGGGATTGTGCCGCCGCTGTCGCACCGGGCGAATATGCCAGAGAGCGGGATGAGCGTCTTTCCCGTCTCGTCGTACACCGCGCTGGACGAGTAGAGACGGATGGCACATTCGTGGTCGTTGAGGATGCCCGCCGTTCCAGTGTCGTAGTCGCCGTCGTCGGCCAGAGCCGCAGTCCATCCGGTGGCGTTGGGGCCGGTTGAACCGGCCGAAACGTCCGCTTGCACCCGCGAAGCAAAGCCGCTGTCGCTGCTGGAAGTGCCTTGCTTCAGCATGTACAGGGCAAACTTGTCGAGCGTGGCAGAGTCCTTCCACACCACCATCTTGCCCTTGGTGTGCGAGCCGTGGAACCACGGCTGGGACGAGTTGGCGGGGAATGTCGGCCACGGTGCGCCGCGGCTGCTGTTGGCGTGGGAAGCAGGGGAAAGCTGGCGGGTGAGCACCATGCCGTTCGTGGCGATGCTGGTGCCCGCGGCGATGTCTGACACGTACCGATTGATGCGTGCCGCACCCATGCCGTAGCTGGTGATGGTGAGCGATACGGTGCCGCTGGTGCCGCCGCCCGCAAGGCAGTTGACGGGCACCGAGAAAGTGGTTGCGCTGATGACCGTCACGACCCGTGAGCCGTTGATACTCACCGTTCCGCTCTGGTTGGCGATGGTCACGGTGTCGCCGGTGACAAGTCCATGATTGGCCGAGCAGGTTACAACGGTTGGGTTCGCAGCACTGTTGCTCGTGATACCAACTGAGTGGACGTACCCAGGTGAAGTCGCAGACGCGGACAACGCGGCGTCCACCGTCGAAGCGTTGCCGTGAGCAAAGCCGAAATTATTGCCCGCGACCTGCCCGGTGTTGGCCCCGCTGATGCAGAAGTAGTGGTACCTCAATGGCAACGCCCGAAGCCAAGCGTCTTGCCACAAGTAGTCGAGTGTCGGCGTGCTCTGGCTGTCGCCAATGTTGAGCGTGTGGCACTTGCCCGCCATTTCGATGGCCGCTGTGGCCGAGAAGTTGTTGCCGTAGGGTGTGGGCATGGTGTCCTCAGACGATCAGTTGGGTTGCCGCGAACCACTCTCGCACGACATTGCCGTCGGGCTGGGTGTACTTGACGCGATATGAGTACGAGCCGTCGTCGGCAATCTCGGCCCCGACGATGAGGCCGTTAGCCCCGGTGGAGACAATCTGAACGCTTGTGCCGATTGAGTACATCAGACTACCCCCACTTCAAGAGCGCCGAGTGTGGCGGTGCCGGTTGCGACCGTGTGGGCCGCCGTGGTGCCGAACTTGAACTCATTGCACCCCAGCGTGTCCCAAACGTCGTCCGTCGGGCTGGGGGTGGTCACCTTGTAGGTACCGTCGCTGGCGTCATTGGTTACGTCGTAGTTGGGCGTGCGGGTCACGTTGCCCGCCTTGTTGCGGAGAAGCATCCACCTGCTAGCCTGGCTGCCGTTGACGTACCGACCGACCACAATGAACGTGCCGCCTGCTGGCGTCGTCGCCGCGGCGTCATACACCGCGCGGGTGATGAGACAAGTGCCCTCGTGATTGGAGAGCTTGAGCGTGTGGCGGCTCGTCGTGTCAGGCTTGTTGTCCGCCCGCATGGGCGTCGAGAAGTCCGCAGTGTCATCCAACCCGCCAATGTCGATCACGGTCGCAAATGGGCCGCGAAACGATGCGGGGTAGGTAGGCGTTCCCTTGTCGTAGTTGAGATCAACACGAACATCAGATCCAATGGGCATGGCTGATCCTTTCTCACCAGCCGATGCAGGCGGTGTATCGTCCTCGGGCGTTGGCTTCGCACGTTTGGCGGGCCAGTGAAGTTGAGTCGGGGTGAAGCGTGGCACACTCGCCAAGCTCGACCGTGAGCCGATCAAGGCACGTCTGCGGCGTCTCGATGGGAACCCGGTTTATGTTCCACTTCGTCGGCGTGAACAGCAGGAGCAACATGGCAATGCCAATCACTTGTGAGTCTCCTGCGTCAGCCGTTCAAGCGTGCCGCGGATGTACCCAAGCTGACCACTGATGTCCTTGAGGGCGTCCGACAGCTCGCGCTTGATTTCGGTCGTTTGCACGATCGCGGCCTTGGCGTCGATCGCGGCCTGCCTTGCCTCTGAAGCCGCCTGCGTGATGTCCGAACGCATTGACGAGACGTACATCGCGCACGCCACCGATGCTGAAATCACAAGGCCGATGACCTTCATCCATTCACCGAGCCCCATCTGGGCCGTGATGGGCGTGCTGGGAGACAGGTGTTCGGTTGATAGCGTGCTCATGTGTCCTCAAGAGTGTTGGGTTCGATTGATGAAAGCGACACCCTCGGGTCCGATCCACTCGGCCAAGTCCTTACCGTGGGCACGGAACGCACTCGCCACTTCGGGCGATTTGAGCTTGAGGATGTCCATAGCATCGACAATGCGAGCCGCAATAGCCGCTTGCTGGGCTTTAGCCTGAGCCTCTGCTGCGGCACGAGCCTCCGCATCGGTTGCCTGTCGCTTGGCGCGGCTTGCCGAGAACATGCCAAGCACGCCCGCCAGAAGCCCGCCAACGGTCGCAACGCCGGGGATGCCGGTCTGCTGGGCGATTGCTGCCGCCTGGCCCAAGCCGGACAGCCATGCTCCCTGACGTTCCTCTGCGGCCTTGATTGCCGCGGCGGTTGCCTCGCGTAGTGAACGGGCCTCGCTTTCGGCCTTCTCAACTACTTCATCGTGGGCCGCGGTCAGTTCGGCAAGGTCAATCTGCGCCTCGGATTCAATCCGCATCGCCTCGATCTTGAAACGCTGGGCTGCCGCTTTGGCTTCGGATTCCTTGGCCTTTGCGAGTTCATCGGCCTCACGCATGGCTTCCTCAGCAAGCACGCTGCGCGACGGGTCTTTCGGAGACGGGACGGTTGGTTGGCAACCGCACAGAATCGCCACGCAAAGCAACGCAAAGGTGATGGGGAGTTTGGACATAAAACCGCCCGCGTGGCAATCAAGCCACACGGGAGGGCACATGAGCAAAAGGTCGGATCAGTAGTCGCCGAGGACCACGTAGGTGATGTCGATGGTGCCGTCCCAAGTCTGGGTAGCATCAGCGTCAACGTCCGTGGTCGTGGCATACGCCGAGTTGAGGTAGATGTCCACCGGGGTGGAGGTGCCGTCGAACTGTGCCGACGCAGCGAGTGCGGCGGTCACGGCCGTACCAGCGACGTTGATCGTGGCGGACGAGGTAAACGCCGTGCTGGGAAGCAGGTTGACCATCGTGCTCGACAGCGTGGTCGATGACGCGGTGACAGTGCCGAGTGAGACCGCGCCGGTGCCGGAGTTGAGGGTGGAAGCAATGGCCGAGGTCGTGGTCTGCTGCAATGACGCCGTAACGCCAAGGACTAGGATTCGGCCCGCCGGGAACGTGCCGATCTTGGTGCCCTGGTATTCGGTGCCATTCACCACCGTCTGCTTCACATCGTTCAGAACGATGCGTTCGGTGATGACGCGGCCCACGTTCGGGGTTGCCGTGACTGAGCCCGACGCGACGGCCGTCGGGGTGATGCTGTTCGCACCGACGGCGGCGGTGCGATTCTGCGTGATGATGGGCATGGTCTGGATCTCCTGCGTCTGTGACGCGGTTGGTTGTGTGGATTACGAGTCGTCAACTTCGATGGTGCCGGCGCACCACGGGTGAAGAACCGCGGCACCCATGAGGATGCTGGCCTTCATGAACACGGTGGAGCGACGGATGTCGTCCTGCATCTCGGGAACGATGCCCTGAACCTGAGCAACGCCGATGGCTGCCGACGCATCGCTCGCGCCGCACAGGGCGATCGCGCACGGTTCGCCGGTGGCACCCGTGTAGAGGTAGTCGCCGTTGTACTTGCTCTGGCTGTAGCCGGTGACGGTGGTTGCCGGGATGCGGTTGGGGGCCACGTGGACCGTGAAGCCCTCAAGGATGCCGATGGTGCGGGTGTTGAGGCTGTTGCCCGTGTTGCGGGTGAAGTCCACCGAGAAGATGGTTGTGTCCTGGCCGAGCACGCGACGGATGTAGGGGCTGATGAAGAGGTGACGGCCACCTTCGGGCACGTTGTCCTCGTCCATGGCCTGAGCCAGTTCGGCCGCCTTGGCGCGGAACGCCTGAGCACCAGCGGACGAAACCGCGAAGGCACTGGTGACGCCCGAGGCGTGGACAGCTTCGACGCGGTTGCCGCCGTTGTGGATCGAGAGGCCGGTCGCCGTGTGGGTCAGCGCCGCGGTGCGGGCTGCGTTCACAGCGAGGTTGAACAGCTTCTGGTCGTAGTTGCGAGCGAGCCGCTTGCCCATCTTCGCGCCAAGGGCGCTCACGATGTCGAAGTGGCTGGTGAGCAACTGGTCGCGGGGAACGTCGTGGTGAGCCACAACGAAGCCGTCAACCGTCACGGTGCCGTCGCCGACCGCGTATGCCTGGCCGAGCAGTTCGTTGCCGGGAGTGTGGTCCTCAGCGTCCGGCGTGTCCGCCAGCATGAGGAACTGAGCTGAGTTAGTGCCGGTGATGTTCTTCTTGGCAATGACGTTGTACTCGTCATTGAACAAGACGGACTCGTCGCGGAACGCTTCCACGAGCGAGCCCCAGTAAGTCTTGAGAGCGAGGCCGTTCTGATCGGTTCCTGCATCATTCTGCATGAACCGAATCGCATTTGATGCTGACATTCGGAATCTCCTTGGATGGGATGGGAAATGGGAATCGCCCGCATTTCAAGGTGTCCAAGGCTCGTTTCGGGCCGCTTTGAGGCGGGTGTCCGAAACGCCAAATGGGCTTGCTGCAACCGGCGCACGAGACAACCCGCGGCGTTGATCCGTGAGGGAACGCTTGCGTGCTGTCGTGTGAAACCCGCCGCCGCGGATGTCTCCGCGGCGAGGGTGTTTGGAGGAGAAAAGAGGTTCAGGAAAGTTTGGACGGGATCTCGCCCGAGTCGATGGCGGCCTTGCGACCACGCTTGGGGGCGGCGGTCTCGGCCTTGAGCTTGCGGTTCTCTTCTTCGGCGGCGACGAGCCGGGCGCGAAGTGCGGCAAGCTCGGCATCGCTGCCCGAGGATGCGGTGGTGGGCTTCGGGCGGCTGCGGGCGACCTCGACGGCGGCGCTGAGAGCCTGGGCTTCGGTGGGGCCGAACGCCTCGGCGTAGACAATGCCGGTGGCCCTGTCGCGGATCTCACACTGCCAGCCCTTCACATCGCGGCCACTGAGCAGGTATTCCGAGTTGTTGGCGTTGAGAAACGCCGACGCTTCAATCGTGGGGGTGAACATCTATCAAACGCTCCCGAGAAATGCGGTCATGTCGGCGGCGGCCAAACGTTCGCGGGCTCCGGGCTCGCCACGCTCTACTGCCAACCGAAGTGCCTTGAACTCCGCTGCGGTGCGGATGACGGTGGTGCTGCTGGGTGCTCCTGCTCCGGGCTTGACGCCTTGGCCGCCCGGTGTGCCACCAGCCTTCTTGGCGTAGGCGGATGCGAACACCTCGATCATGGCGGGGTAGAACTTGGGGTTGGCCTTGGCCTGAGCACTGAGACCCTGCACGACGGCTGGATCCATGTTCTTGCTGGCCCACTGAACGAGGCCAGTAAGCTGCTCGCGCCCGCCAGCGACCTGTTCGGCGGCCGTAGTTGCGGAATCCCACTCGGCTTTGGCGACCTGGATCTGCGTGCCGATGATGGCGTCGATGACCTTCTTGGTCGCGCCGGGCATCGCCTTGCGGAGCTTGCTGTACTGGTCGTCGGTGAGCTTGTTGTTCGTCAGGAACTCGCGGCCGAGCTCCATGGTGCTGAGACCGGCCTTGGTCACGAGCGTTTCAAGGTCGGCGTCGTCGTCAACCTGTTCCGGCTCGTCGGGCGTGTCGCCAGGCATCGGGGCCACGTTCTTGGGCGCGGCTTCCGCCTTGCCTTTGGCGGTGATGGCTCGCTCGAGTGCCTTGTAGCCTTCCTCGGCCTCCTTGATGGAAGCAAACATGCCACCGTCGCCAATCAGCTTGGCCTTGTCGCTGAACGGGAGGCCCGCAGCCTTGGCACCCTCGCGGATGCCACGCTCGAACGCTTCGGGGCTGTCGTACTTGCCCGCAAACTTGACGGGGGCGCTCGTGCCGGCGGGCGCCGCGGGCGGTGCTCCTGCTGGCGGCTCGGTGGGCGGGGGCGTACTCGGGTTGGGTGTGTCGCTCATTGTGCTGCTTGCTGCTCCACGACTGCGCCGGTTGTTTGGATGGCCTGTTGTGCCGCGGCGGCTTGTGCGGCTTGTGCCATGGCGGCCTGAGCCTCTTGCTCAAGCTGGGCCTTGCTCTTGATGAGGCCGGGCTCGGAAATGCGGGTGTACCGCGCGAAGATCCGCACCAGCGAACTCATGTCGATGTGGCGAATGGCATCGGGGCCGAGCTGCGCCACCAACTGGGTGAACTGGAGAACCCGCTGCATCTTCTCGATGCGGGCCAGGGCGTCGATGCCCGTGAGAATTTTGACCTGAACCGCGTCGGGGATGCCGATGGGCATGAACACCCGATCGCGTTCGCACTGGTACAGCAGCCGGGCCACAAGGGGCTTCTGCTGGCGGTCGGCAATCGGGGCGTAGAACCCGCCCAAAGCGCCCTCGAGCTCGCGAATGTTGATCTGCTGGACTTCGAACGCAGTGGTCCGCTCGCTGTCGCGGACGCTCTGGGAACCCACGAGCATTGCGGCCCCAAGATCGGCCCGCAGGCTGTCGCGGGTGGCCTGCACTACTTGGAAGTCGGCCAGCTTGCCGGTCTGGACGAAAGCAACGTCCTGCACGATGCCCGCCTGCACGCGACCGCGAAGAATCGAACCGGATGGGCGAAGCAAGTCCGCCTCTTCCATGTCCGAACCCGTGTCGATCACGGGGTACATCTTCGACGCCGCCGCGGCAAACTCCAAGAGCCTCTGGCTTGTGGCGTCCAGCGAGTGAATGTCGCCGATGTGGAGCTCTACAAACCCGTGCCCGTAGTTGTCGCCGGCTGCCAGCTCGAACGGGGTCGAGAAATAGCGGTTGACGCGCTCCTCAGCCTCCGACACAATCTCGCCGTTGATCTCACGAATCTCCACCCACTTGCGGGAGTAGGGGTGCCACTCCACCATCGTGAAGGTGTCGAGAATCCGCTCCTTGCCGTACTTGTCCTCGAACTGCTTGCGGGTCAGTTTGGCGGCCGACAGCTCTTCATCGGAAAGCCCGTGGGCGTCGGCTGCTTCCTTGATGATGTGGTGCAACACCGAGGCCGAAGAGTCGCGGCAGGTCGTGTAGTTGGCGATTCCGAACGTCTGGAGCGAATAGTCGTCGTTGAGGCGTTCCAGTGAATCGCCAAGGGCGAGAACCTGGCTGATGCTTTGCCGCTTGGCGGTGCGGAACCCAAGGGGGTTGCGGTCGTCGGGCTGAGACTCCAGCTTGGCCGTCGCAATCAGCGAGCGGCCCAGCAGGGCCCGTTCATTGTCCTCGTACACCTCGGGGTCCACGTTGGGATCTTGCGTGATTGCATCACTCTGCGTCTGCAAGAACCACGGGTCAGAAGGCGGGAACAAACTGACAAGAATCTGCCCCTCAAGCGAAGTCAAACCGCGGGCGACCACGCTTTGGTAGGTCTCGGGCAGGTACTTCTCCTGCGAGTTGCGGTAGTCGGTCGGGGGCAAGAGCCAAGGCTTGCTGAGTGCCGCACACCGCCGCAGCTTCCGAAGGTGAGAGAATCGCGCCGTGTCCTCACGCTCGAAGCTGGTGCGAATGTGGTCCTTCATGGCATCGGCGGGTATTCGTTACCCATGCCTCCCGCTGGCAGATTCGGCATGACGCCGGTGGGGGCCACGGTCAGGGAATCCCGCCCGCGACGCTTGCGACGGTTCTGCGCCTCTCGGCGTGCCGCGTCCGCCAGCTGCTGGTCGCTCACGATTGGCTCGGGTAGGGGCGGTGGGGGCGTCGGCGATGAACTTCCGCCCCAGTCCATGTTCAGTCCTTTCGTTTGCGCTGCTTGATCTCGTTGGAAACGTCGTCGGCGACACTCGCCGCACCGGCAGCCATTGCCAGCGTCAGGCGGTCTTGCTCAGTCGCCAGCTGGTGCGGGCCCTGCACGGTCGCCGCCGGGTACTTCGCCCGGAGAATCGGGAGAATCTTCTCCAGCGTGGCAAAGTCCACATCCACCCACTTCACGCCACTCATATCCGGCACTCCTGAGCACATCCCACAACTCGTCGGGCGTCAGCACCGGCTCAATGCCGAGCACGGCGCACACTGTCGTCACGCAATCCGTGTGCTTTCCGCGTGGATTCCGGCCACAAAGCCGCGCGGCGTAGTGCCACAGGCTTCGCGGGCCGATGAACTCGAACAGTGTCCAGTCGGGCTCTTTGGGAACGACAAAGTACCCGGCGAGCCCGGGGTACCCAAACGCCGCTTCCGGCCAGAACTCGTTGCCACGCATGATTGGGTTGAGCACCACATCATCGTCGCCGACCGCGACATGAACAAACACCGGACTCCACCACCGTATTACCCGCTCAATCAGGCCGTCGAACAAAGAAGTGCCGCTGAAATGGG